AGAACCGCGAAATCGTGGGCACCAAAGTTGAAACAGTACCCTTTGCATATCAATATTTAATAAACCTTTACCGCAATTTTGAAAACTAATGGTATTAAGTGGCAGACTGACAGAAACACTGAGTTTCTACGAAATCGTTGAGACACAGAGCGCCACCGGATATAAACATTCGGAAGAGCGGTTCATGTTCGACTGCAAGGCCGAAAAGATTAAGTTCAAGGAAAGGTTTGACGTTGACGCGGAGGAAATATTTCATCATGTAGTGCCGCAGTTCCGCATGAGGTACAGGGCACAGGTGAAGGAGACAAATGTGGTTCAATGGCGCGACGAGAAATACCGCATAATATCGGTTGACAGATATCCGCTTGACAACGAAATGGTAATAAGACTTGATAAAATAAATGAATAATGGGTTGCCTTAACAGTTTTCAGAAATGGTTTATCGGAAACTATATCCGTGAAATCCTATTGGACGACGGCGACGTCGTGGGCTTCGTGGGACATGACATTTTCCCGCTCGTGGCTCCCGAGAACACCGAGGGCGACTTCATCATCTATTCAAGGGTTCATTATCAGCGCGAAAAAGTCAAGATGGGCATCTATGAGGACGACGCACAGGTTGAACTAACGATAGTCAGCGACATCTATGACAATGCCTTGCAGATTGCAGCCGCGGTTGACAATGCACTGACAGGCGAGCACGAAATGTACGGGCAAAAGTTCTTGATTGACTTGGTAGACAGCAGCGAAGAATATTACGACAACAAGTACACAGAGAAAATCATTTACTCGATAAAATAATTCAAAATAAAAAATAAATAATACTATGGAAAGTAAAGACCTTGTTCGCGGTTCAGAGATATTCCTTTGGATTGGCGGTAGTGGAAATACAAATGTAATTGCTTTCGGTACCAACGCTTCTTTGGAAGTTTCGGGTGAACAGATAACAACTACTAATAAAATGTCTTGCCGCTGGGCTTCAAACCTTGCCGGTACGAACAGTTACACTGTTTCAAGTGACTCTCTTTATACCGCAAAGTCTGGTGTGACTTCTTACGACACATTGATGAAAGCTATGTTGGAAGGCGAGAACGTCGATTGGACTCTCGGCCCAGCAAAGGCTCAGGCATCAGGTGCAACCTGCGACGAATATGTTTACGAACTTGATGATACCAAGCCCTATTACAGTGGCGAGGGACTTATCACAAGCCTCAGCCTTACCGCAGGTAACAGTGACGAGATTGTGTCTTGCAGCATGACTCTTACCGGTGACGGCGCAGTTGCTCAGCACAATGTAGATTAAGTTCTTTCATGGATGTTCTTTTTGAGGAAAGGGTAGCAATTTGGCTACCCTTTGTTGTTTAATCGAGGTACTTCCAAATATAGCCGTGAGAAGTTTTTAGTTTTCCAAGGCAACAGGCGCTTATACATACATTACAAAAGCCTGTTTGCCTCTCAACTTCCATTGTACTTGGGTATTCTGCGATTAATTTACCTTTAAGGGAATATTGCGCAACTCTCTTAGACTGATTGGAGCGGTTGATAAATATTCCGCATAATTTTTCAGCCACTCTCTGATTACGACTGCCGTGGTTCGAATTTTGCTTCGCTGTTACCCACTCAAGATTACTCTTTTCTAAGTCTATAGTTCCGTCCTCATTCACCCATACAAAGTTATTCTCTTTGTTCTCGTCCTTATGGTTTACCTCAGGGAGATTAAGCGGATTAGGTATGAAAGCGATTGCTACGAGCCTGTGCACTTTATAAGTTTTCATTTTTCCATTTTTGCATAAGCCAACCCCTAAATATCCTTTGTTTAATTTTCCCAATGATAAAACCCTTACTTGCCCACTGCGGTGATAGTTCAAACTTCTCACCCTCCCCAAATTACTCACTTGATAAAGTCCTTCATACCCCGGTATGTCTTTCCAAATTTCTTTGATCATAACAAACAAGTTTTTTCCAACTATACAAAAAAATTTCCCGACAGCCCGAAAACACACTTTTTCTTAAAAAGGCATTTTATGAAAGACTATATTCTGAAACTCAATTTAAAATCAATCATTCTTTTTGAAAAGACTTACAAAAAGTCTTTTTATGATCTAGAAGAATCGGATTATTCCAAATTGCTTTATTGCATGTTCCGTGCCAACAATGATTTCCTTCACACCTATGAGGTTTTCACAACTATGCTGCAAAACAAGCGGTTCGCCATGCAGGCATTCGGCGAATTAGAAAAAATATTGGAATTAATGCCGAAGGAAGATTTTGAAACTAAGGATGCGAGTATCGAAGAAGAGGAAAGCCATCCCTTCGTCAGTGAATTTGCAGCAAAACTTATTGTCAATGTTGGTGTTAACGCCGATTATGTCTTTGAAAAAATGGAATTATGGCAAATGAAGGATTTGTTCCAGGCCTTCGAGGAAAAGGAGAAAAACAGATTGACGGAAGACAGACTTTGGGCGTTCCTTCAGATGAGCCCGTGGCTTGACAGTAAGAAAAAAGTCACTCCGGAGAAATTGTTACCATTTACTTGGGAAAAGGAAAATCAAGAAAAGGCAGTGCAGAGTGATTTCAAGGCACATGAAGATATCATTCGCGGCGTACTTGGTTTAAGGAAAAAGTCGGCTGAAAAGGAGGCTTTAAAAGATAAAGAATAACTCTAATGGCAGGTGATTTTACACTCAAACTAAACAGCGCCGACACTCTTCGATTGAAGCGGGTACTTGATGCACTGCCCAAGGCGGAGCGTACCGCCTCTGTAAGGAGTGCTTTTTCGCGTGCTATGACACCGATGCGCAAGGAAGCCATGAAGAATATCGGTTCAAGAAATACTGAGGGTACAGGGGGGTTGAAGAAGAGCATTCAGAAAAAGTCATACCCGTCAAAACTGTTTACAAAGGCGGGCGGTAAGCGAGGTGGAGGCGCCCATGGAAATATTCTTCACTTGGTTGACAGAGGAACAAAAGCCCGTCGGCAGAAATCAACAGGTAGATATACTGGTATCATGTATAAAGGACGCGGCGGTTATGTGTGGAACAAGAAGGTTTATGTTCCTCACGGCACACCCGGCTCTTGGACTGATGCTTGGATGGCTACAAGAGATAAAGTTGCGAAAATAATAATGGACGGTTTGGATCAGGCTGTTCGAAAAATATTCAATAGTTAATTATGGCAGGAGGAAAGATGAACTATAGGGTTCAGGCGGAACTTAATACCAAGAGATTTAAGGCGGGGGCTAATGAACTTCGCCGTGAGTTTGCCGCTTTGAAGAGTGGATTCTTGGGCTTTACAGCCTCGCTTGGCGCAAGCGTTGGCTTATTCGGTATTGTCTCCAAGATGAAGGACGTCGCCGTCAATCTTAGTGTTGCCCGCGCTACTTTGAAAAACACATCAAAGACTGCGGAAGAGTTTTCTTCAAACTTGAGTTTTGTCGATAGGCTTTCAAAAACCTATAAACAGGAGGTTGTAAGTCTTACTGACAGTTTTGCTAAGTTCCATGCTGCCGCTGAGGGAACCAATTTTAGCCTTCAGCAACAGAAGGACATGTTCGAGGGCTTGACAAAGGCTGCCGCTTTCTATCACATGAGCGCCGAGCGTACCGAGGACATGCTTGTTGCTGTCGAACAGATGATGTCAAAAGGAAAGATTACCGCTGAGGAACTTCGTCGTCAGTTGGGTAACAACCTTCCTGGTGCTTATGCCAAAATGGCTAAGGCTGCCATAGATACCGGCTATGCCGGCGTTAAGTCATTTGCTGACTTTGAAAAGGCAATGAAGGCAGGTAAAATCGGCGTCGATTTGCTTGATACCTTCATTAAAAACCTGCAGAAAGATGTCGATAATATTGACTTGAATAGCCTTCAGTTAAAAGCCAACGATTTAAGTAATGTATTCACTAAGTTCGTTGAAAGTTCAGAGTTTGAAAAGGTTTTAGGCGAGATATATGATAGATTAAAAGCATTCCTTGAATGGCTTAGCAACAATTTCACAACTGTCTTCAAGACAATTGAAACACTTTTTATTACTGTATTTTCTGTTAAGGCTATAAAGGCTGTTGCTACCCTTTGGAAGGCTTTAAAGGGTGTTTATGCCGGCTTTATGGCGGGACTGAAAAAGGTGCTAACCGCCATAGGTACAATAGGTTCCAATACCGCCACATTGGCTAAATTGGTTAATGGTTTGGCTAAATTGGTTAATGGTTTAAGATTTGTAAGGGTATTCGGTGTATGGGCTGCCGCTATTGGCTTGGTTGCTACTGGCATATTAAAAATCAGAACAGAGGTAAAGAACTTCAAGAAAGATGTTGAAGATGCCACCGATGCCCTAAAACAGATGGCTTCCGCTGATTGGGATACAAAAGATGCTCAACAGAGGTATGAAAAGGCTAAAGAGTGGGCTGAAAGCAGTGACGCATGGTTGAAGGAACACCATGACAGTCATCAGGCTAACCTTAGCCGAAAGGAGTACCTTGAAGGACCTAATTATGTTGCTCCCGCATTTTCCACAAATGCAGGACAGATGAGAATGGCTGAAATCAAGCGCCTTGATAGAGAAATTAAACTTTACAATGACAAGCAGGAAGAGTACGCTCAAGCCATGCTCAAGATGAAAGAGGCTGAGCGTGATCTTAAAAAGATAGCCGCAGGCGAAGGCACAACTCCTACCGGTAATACAGTCAGTGAAACAAGTGACTTTGAAAAAACAGTTGAAAAATATCGTGAGGCTCAAAAGGAATTAGACAACCAACTTAAGGCAGGTGCGATTACTTTAGCCAAATATAATGCCGAAACCAATGATTTGGTTGAAAAGAGTTGGCAGTCAATAACGGCATTTGACAATTTCCGTGCCGAACTTGCTAAGTTAAGTCCTGAAATGCAGAAGGCAGGGGCACACCTTGAGGAAGCATTCGGGGAACTTGGCTTAACAAAGAGTATTGAGAGCGTTACCGATGCTGCACAGGATTATTTTAAGGAATTGGTAAAGCAGAATGCCCTTAAGCAAAGTAATCTAACCACCGATGAGGAATATGACAAGGCTCTGTTAAAGGCAAGTGAAACCGCAGTTGAAGCAATGTCTGCAATTAAAAACCTTGAAGCAGTTCTTAGTTATTTAGATCCAATAACGAGGCAAGTAATAGGTTCAATTTTTGAACAATATAATAGGCTTCATCAGGCTGAAATTACAAAAAAACAAGGTGAGTTTGCCGCCGATATTAATGACTTGAGACAAGCGCCTAATTTACCGGCAAGATGGGCTTACCGAGACACCACCTCACAGTTCTTCACTAAGATGGCTAATAGTTATGAGTCAAAACTTGAGAAATATAAGGAACTCGTCAAGGATGTAATGGAAGATATGACATTACTTGGTAGTATGACGCTTGAAGAACTGGATGCAATTGGCGAAGACTTGAAAAATAAAGCCCAAAACTTTAGGGATTTGGCGGATTTAGCTGAATGGGCTGACGAACTGCAAAAACTTAAAACCGAATGGCGTACAAGCCTCACGGACAGTATAGTCTCAACCACAGATACAATGATGGGGTTGGTTAATTCTTCTGTACAGTTGAGAGACACCTTGGATGATGTTAAAAAAACCGATTGGGAAAAGTTTATGGCGGTTTGGGACCATCTTATTGGTGTATTTCAAACAATAAGAAACCTGCAGGAAATGATAATGTCTCTACAGAAGGCGCAGGAAGCATTTAGCGCTGCTAAGGAGGCAAAAGAATTACGTGCCCTTACTTCTCAATATTTCCTGAACGAGGAACTTTTGGCACAGAAAAAGCAGGAAATAGCACTTGATGCCGCCGCCGCGGGACAATCTGCAGCAAATACAAGTGCCTCACTTGCTGAGCAGAGCGCTCTTGCCGGTAAGGCAATCGCAGGCGCAACTGCAAGCGGTGCTAAAATGGCTTTCCCATATAACTTAATTGCAATAGCCGCAGGTGTATCCGCAGTTTTATCGGGCTTGGCATTTATTAAAAAGTTTGCCTCAGGTGGTATAGTTGGCGGTAACTCAAGGAGTGGAGATAGAGTGCTTGCAGGACTTAATTCGGGCGAAATGGTAATCAATCCGACCCAGCAAGGAAACTTATGGCGCTTGCTTAACGGGCAGGGCTCAGTTTCGAACGGCGGTGGCGGTAAGGTTGAGTTCGTAATCTCAGGTTCCAATCTTAGAGGGGTGCTTCGTAATGAAGAAAAAATAAGAACAGGACGTTCTTAAAAATACTATTTAAAAAAATGATCAGTCGAATATTTTTTATTTGACTGATTTTTTTATGCGGGCCGGTCAGCCCGAAATATTTCTTTTTAAATAAAAATAATATGGCTTACTACGTTGGAAAATTCACGGACTTGAACCATAACTTCGGCTATACAGTATATATTACGCCGATGAATGATACCGATTATCAGGAGATAGAAGTACCG